TGATGGAAGGCCCGACTCACCTGTAACACTAGTACCGTCTGTATACCCCTCTAGACCACCAGGAAGAGATGTTACATCTACGTCACCGATATCTACACCGGAGTTAGCTGCCAGCTTACCAATAGCATTGGTACCTGCTGGAAGCGCTGTATCAACCTGGACAGCAAATGTTCCTGCATTATCAACAGTTAGAGAGCCACCATTATCATCAACGGAGAGCAACCCTGTTGAGTCGTTAGCAATTGTTACACGTAATGCAGTAGCCTCTAGGCCACCATTAGTTACGTTAAGAGGTGCCGGTAGACTAGCGATGTCTACGTCACCAATATCGACTCCATCATTTGGAGATAGAAGTACATACTGATTACCTGAGCTATCAATCTTAGCTTCGTATGTTAGGTCGGAGGTTCCGTCTACGAGTCGGAAGCTCCCGGCAATTCTCTGATCAGCCATTTATTCAATTCCCTTACTTATTCCTATGGTAGAGAGACTTACCCTCCACCAGCCTGTTCCAGCCCTCTTATCTTATTATTTAGCTCGGTTATAACTTTCTCTGCGAGCCCAATATTAATCTTACACTTCTCCATTTTCTCCTCGAAAGTGAGTAGCTCATATTTATCTCGTTCGATATTGGCTTTCTGTGTTGCTACTTGCATCTTTAGCTTTTGGGCTTCGATCTTTCGGTTCGGTACTATATCTGCCATTTTGTTTACCCCTCGTCCCAAAAGAAGGTTGCATAAAAATCGGCACTATCAGATGTGTCCAGGTTGGTCACTGTGACCCTGAACTTATCATCCGATATGCCGGTGTAATCTAATGTCAGGTAATTTATATCGGGAGCTTTAAATTCCCAGACCCGATCATACGAAAATGCTACGACATGAGCTAGGCTAGTAATTCCAGACTCTACAGTACGAAGAGAGACTTTGAATGCTACTGAGGAGCTAACTATAACGTGGATAAGCTTACCAGTCTTACCAGCAAGAATATTAGAGCTATCAATATCTCCTGAGGAAGCTGGTGCTAGATCAGTTAATACATCGGCGCTTCTTCTAGGAGAGATAGCTCCTGTTAGAGGCCTTACTACAAGGGCATAGTCAGCTGAATTAGGGTGGGTATTAGTTACCTTAGCAATCTCAGTTAAACCTGTGCCGCCTAACTGGATTCTCTGTCTATAAACTAGATAATTACAGGGCGAGTATAACTCGTCCGCATCGATCTTCTTACCAGTGGAGTCAGGTATTACCTGGACCCAATCGCCAGTACTAGTCACATTTCCCTCCTACACACATAGAAACTCTATGAGTTATAGTAAGGCAAAGAATGACTGGGGCTATAGATTATATAAGTAGACGTAGCCGTCTCTATAAGTCTGGGGAGACAAGTAGGCAAAGCCAGAAGCGCCTTGATCAATAAGCTTAGATATCTGCCTATGTCGATAATGATTAGCTATTGGAGTTGCACTATTGGTTACCTTAAGGTAAGTATCCCAGTTTCTAACCCCTCTGAATACTACCTGGCTATTAAGTGCTGTAGACCCTATAGCAGCCGTTCTGGGCCTCATAGAGCAACGAGTTTGCCTTAAGGCATACTCGGCCTTGTCCAAAGCATTCCGTGCCGTTAGGAAGCGTCCAGTGTCCTTGGTGAAGCCTCTGTTAGAGAAGTCGACTCTGAAGTCTCCAAGCTGCTTAGCAGTGCCTCTAACAAGATCTAGCTTAGCTGAAACTACTTCTAAAGCATCTAAGACACTGCCCCACCTAACAAACTCTCTAGCCATATGAGGAGGATTGTCTATATCGAAGCACATTCCATTGAGTTCCCAAGCCTCAATAGATCTCTTTAGTACTAGTCTGCAGAGAGTGTCATCAAAGTAGTCATCTAGAATAGGACCAACATCTAGTCTAAGGGTTCTAGGGCCTGAATAGGTAGGATATAGCTCGGTGGAGAAAGCAATCTTTACATCTTGACCCAGGAGAGGTCTTTGACTGGAAGCACCCTGGATCCTGGCATCCAGAGTAGCTATTACTTCAGCGTTGAATGGGAAAGTATTATAGTAGGGATGTTCGCCGGGGGGTATAGTTGTATCCCTAGTCCAGGTAATTGTCGCCCCGCTGATAGAAATAGTTCCAGTTGGAAGTGCTATAGGTACTGTTGCATCTTGCAGATATAGTTTTCTCTCTCCATCTTCATTGTAGTTTCCAAGATATCTAGTCAAGTCTAATATAGGAAACATTTCTAAAGAGAAGTATTCATCAAACCAGGCGGTCTGATCAATATCCTCGGAGAAAGTCACTGTAATCTCATCAAGACTAGCGTTGTTACAACTAAACCCCTCAGGAGAAGAAGCTAGAATAGATATCAGGTTAGTAACCCGGCTAAGCTCAGACTCTTCTCTAATAGGAGCTATATGATCTATATCATCTCTATCTGTTACTTCCTCAAGGCTAACGAATCTCTCAATACCGGTCTGGAAGTTACAGTTATTACTAATAGCTAGAGGATCATTAGTGTCAGACTCAATTGTACCTGCCGGCACATCTGAGTCTGCTCCTGATATGAATAGGTTATAGGTAGTAGAAGCGCGAAGCTCATACCTAGGAAGAATTTCTAGTTCAGTATTAGTATTGAGAAGCTTGAAGGAAAGAGGAACTGCTTCCATAGAGTCAAGGTCAGTAAGAACAACTGTGCCGTCCTTAATACTTGATCTCTTAATGGATTCTGAGAATACAACAGTCAGAAGAACTCTAGAGGGAATCCCTGTAGCATTAGACGCAGGATATACACTAACAATAGTAGGAACGCCCATGGTTCTTCCTTAGAGATATAGATTGGAAGCTAGGCCCTTAAGCTCTCTGAGCCTACCAAATAACTCCCTAGGAGATGCCCTTAGCTCATCATTCATATAGTTAGTAACGTCAGTTTGGATAGCATCCTTACCTTCAAAGCAGAAGATAGCTCTAGAGCTTCTGCCTCTAGTACCTTCTGGTTCTACACCAGTAAATCTGTGTCCAACTGTTAGTAGTGCTGCAGCTAGATGAATATCAGAAGTCTTATAGATATCGGTCATTCTTATGCCCCGGGGAGTTGAATTATATTGTTACTTCCCTGAATACTATTATCGGGTTGACCTGACCTTTTTACTAAGAACGCATTACTAGGAACCTGTAGTACTTGTACCTTTTCTTCCACCTCAGTTACTATCGGCCCATTATTACCTTGTATAGATAAAGCAGCCTTATCTAGCAGATTCAGGATATCTTGCCTGAACTCTCCTCTAATCTCCTCTGAAGTAGCATCATCTAATTTCTGAGCTAAAGTGCTCTTATCATCTTTATAATCCTCGAACCAGTTATTTATCATGAACAATGCATCTTTGTAATCTGTGAACATTTAGAGCTCCTTCATTTAGGTTTCCATATAATACTAAAAAGGAAGGAGACCGAAGAGGTTTTCTTCGGTCTCCAGAGAAGAGAAAGGAAAGGAGGAAGTTCTTAACCTTACGGAAGAGGAGCTGTTGCCAGATCCCAACCAGTCTTGGTATCCTCGAAGTCGTAACCACGATCCAGACTGATGTTCGCAAACCTACGAGCTGCCTGACCCTCATTGAGGAGCTGCAGTCCATATCGCTCACGGAACTTGACCATTCGCATATCACGCTTAGGATCATCGAACTGATCCGTCATGACATCCTCATCAATCACTAGGAGGCCAAGCTCTTCACGATCGACCATAAAGAGGTCAGTCTTATTGCCACTGATATCGTGATTAATGAAGGGTGAAATCACGAGGGCTAGTGGTACTGGGAACAGGTTAGGAACATCGACAAAGGTCTGTGAGCTATAGCTCAGGTTCTGAGCTGTAGGCCGCTGATACAGTGCCGGATCCCATGAAGGATCAGTTCCACTTGCACCCTGAACTGTGCGGAAGAGAGGGCCTCCATTAGCAAACCCAAAGGCCCGCATGGAAGGATCTCGTGCAAAGATAAGCCAACCAAGAGCGTTCATCAGAATAGTATTCGGGATGAAGCCATCATTAACCATCTGTGCATAGACAACGAAGAGGTCATCTAGACGGAGGGTGCTATTAGCTGCGCCTGTCAGTGCCCGCCCAGTTGTACTGCCATTGACAGCATTACCAGGTGTATCGTTGTCATACGAGAGAATGGCATTTTGGGTCAGAAGATTAGCAACCTTCTGCTCCTTATGCCGAGCAAGTGCTCTACCAGCACCACGCATGAGCATACTCATGATATCCCACTGTGAGTAACGTAGGACCTCCTCAGTCACTCGGACTGAGCAGCCTACCTTACCGATGACTACCGTCATCGTCCCAGCGAAACGTGGTCCCTGTAGCTCAGGATACTCATCCGTCTCTCCCATATCCCGGACACCTGCCATAGCTGAAACAGCTGGGAAGGTAATCTGAGTACCAGCAGAGAAACGAATTGGGCGAAGTAGGCGTGTAAGATTGAGCTGAGGCTCAATTGCTTCACGAACTACCTGTGAGATAACTCGGGGAATAAGATGCTCAAACTGCGTGGTTGATAGAGCATCAACCAGTTCGTTATAAGATACTCTTGCTTCCCAAGCTTCCTTACCACTAGCAAAGCGATGCCGCGCTTCACTATCTAGAAACCCGTTGTTGTCTAGAAGAGCACGGACCTGTGCCTCCTTCTCATGCTCCTTAGCCCGGTTGTTGATTACCGTGGAAGCATCTTCAGGAGCTAGACCAAGCTTATTCAGCCGGTCTTGGACAGCGGTGTCTACTAGCTCGTTGATGTTCTCAACATCCATGTTATGAACTCTCCTATCGTGCTTAGAGAAGCATCAGGTTAATGCGAGCCTTCCGAGTGACGTTAGTCGCCGTACCCAGAAGGAAATGATCCTCATGCAACTGACGGCCCGAAGTACCTGTTCCAGGAAGATTGAACCCAGGAACTGTCTGAACCTTATCCAGTGCATCCACTACTGCAATGGTCTTAACCTGAACGCAGCGACCAGCAACCTGATCAATACTATCTGTAGCAGGGTTGAAATAGACCGCCCAGCCCAATGGACCCGGCATGACTAGATGACCTGAGAGAAGTGTTGCTTGGCTTTGACCAGCAGGAACACCGACTGCTCCAGTATCATAACGAAGGGGAATCTCAACCAGGTGTCGAGCTACGAAAGTAACACGATCCTGCGGCTGGACGTTATGGAATGCCTTCAGATATGCACGGGAGAAGTAAGGCTGTGGTGCAATACCACAAGGGAAGTTAGCAGCGATTGTCTTGGTTGCAGCGCCTGCAGCAGTTACCAGAGCTTCAGCACCAGCATCAATGGCATCGATATCAACCACGAGACTAATGTCATCAGTAGCATAGGTAACGGTCTGTGCCGCTCCACCATTAGCAGGAACCAGCCAGTTTTCGTTATCGACCGCCCCACCGTTTAGGGAAGTTTGATCGAAAGCTACAAACTGACCAGCTTCGATTACAAAGAAGAGTTCGTGATAACGATCCTCTTCAATTACAGGAAGGTACTCAGCAGGGATAGCATCAAGAGGCGGACGCAAACCATCGCTGACCTCAAGGTACTTAGTCTGTTGTACCTGGTACCCTCGGGGGGCAAAGTTACTCTTTGAAATGGCCATAATTCAGTTCTACTCCTTACGGATTCACTTAAGACGTCAGCGCCTGGCGTGCTTTATCTCTATAACTGAGAGGACTTACTTTCCTCTCCTGTTTATCGACCTTCTTAACTGGTTCATCTTTGGTGTTGTTAGTAACTACACCAACATCCTCTTGAGTAACAGTTCCACGCTCCTGAGGTTTTGAATCCTCAATAACCTGGTGTTGCTCACGAAGACGCTCATCTGCGATAGCATCCTCAAGGGACACTCTTGATCTAGCTTTGAGACTAGTAAGAACTTCCGCACGCTTCTCTTCATCAGAAAGATTAGTAGTACTTGGGTGCTTAGTCCTGATCCGAAGATCAAGAAGAGTCTCAGCAAGGTGGTCCTGAACTTGACCGCTCAGGGCCTTATTCTCTTCAACGAGCGCCTCGATCTTACTATCGTAAGCCTCGGCCCCCTTCTTTAGCTCGGCAATCTCTGCTTCGAGCTCAGCAATTTTTGCCTCATGTTCCGTCGAGTCGCTCATTGCAGCCTCATTATCCGGTGTTTTAGTACCCTGGTTAGCGAGTGTATCCGTACTTAGGACACCCTCACATTCACATGTTGAGTCCTCACTCGGAGTTAGTGAGTCCTCGCTGTCTTTAGTTGCTCCAGCACATCCCATTTTCTTACCTTTCCGCATAATGCAGGCTCGGATTGTACTCTTACTACCTGGGCCTTTGTACCTTCCAAGAAGCCGGAGCCCTGCAGAATAGTGGGAACAATCCGGGATTGGAAAAGCTCTTGAACCCTTAGGCCCACAGAAAGTAGAGGAAGACAAAGCCTTCCTCTGTTTGGTAGATAACTTGGCATCTTCTAGTTTAGCAACTAACTCTTCAACACTATCTTTAGTAAACTCATCATCAAACTCTAATGAGTCTTCTGATAGAAGTTCTTTAAGAATATGTGCTTCAGCAAACTCTTCATCAGTAAGAGTAATCTCTTCTTGTTCTGAATCAACACTAGTTGTGTTCACTGAGATTACTTCTCTATCTTCAGCATTGATTATGTCATAGATAGTATTGCCTGCGACAAACTGATTGAGCTGTAGATCTATTGATCTACTATCAAGCAGAGGAGCACATACATCATCTAGATTTGAGAAGGAGTCTTCTAGAGCATCTGTTACTAACTTATGAGAGGTAGCAGTAGCTCTACGAGCAGCTGGGATATTAACGAAGCTTAGTTCTCTATAATCTTTATTGCCTGTTATTAGATAAGCTAGGCGCTCTTTACCTTTACCATCTCTTTGATATAAATGGAGAGGCCTATGCTCACAAATCTCATCTGCTATCCAATCAGAGTTACAGATAGAACAAGTAAGGCTATCTGTCTTAAAGCCTACAGATACAGTCTTATATCTACCATCAATAACCTTTTGAATTGCATCTTGGTCCATAAGCCTATAAGTAAGAAACAACTCGCCGGAGCCTTTCTTAGAAGGACGTAGGAAGTCATTCTCTAACTTGGACTCATCTACATATGGAATGAATTGAGCGTGCTTAATCCTGCCGATTGGGTCGCAGGGTCCGTCTCCAAAGAGACCACCACCAGATTTGTGGTGTACAAGTACCGGTCTTTCCGAGCCTTTGATTGTCCAGGTGTGGAGTGAGTCTTTAATTCGAAGACCAGGATATACACGCCCGTTGATTATCTGACCAGAGAAACTAGCCGGGCCTTTTACTTCCAGAAGTGCATTACCACTTCTTAGGTCTTCATGGGAATCGTGGAGAACTTCCCTAACCCCTTTATAGAGAGAGCCTAGGCGGAAGATCTTCTCTTTATTACTGAAGTCCCAGAAGTCATGAATCTGAATTCCATCAGACATTATCGGTCCTTCTTAGTCTGCTTTCCCATAAACTTAGGAGCCGGCTTAACTGGAGGAACAGGCTTGCTAAGTGGATTAACAGGAACATTTAGAGGCTTCCAGTTACCAATACGAGGGGGCTTAGGGGGAGCAACCTTCTCCATTTCCTTAGCCACTGCCTGCCAGTAACGTGAATTGTAGCCTTGTGTGCGGTCTGGTTGTGAATTAGCCATTATCTATCCTCTGCAGAGTTAGGATTCTTCAAAGACTATACTTCAGTTTGTGACACAGATTTAAGTCTCGACCCAGGCAACCTTAATAGCTCTGATTGGAGGAGTCATTGTAGTGTAATGAGTACCTACTTGGAGAACTATAAAGTCTGTCTTGTCACCTACTGCTGTAAGGGTTCCAGTAACATTAGGGGATCCTGGTCCGGGATCTGAGGTAGGAAGATCTGTAGTAGCAACTAAGTTAGTTACTGCTGGCGTGATATATGTAGATGTATCTGCCATCTTAAACGTATCTTGTGTTTCTGGTACATCTTGTTCATACCAGATCCTAAAACTTCCTAAAGAGGAAGCTCCGCCCATATCTACTACTACTAACTTAAGCCATTTCTCATAAGAGTAAGTAAAAACCTGCGCGGGTGTAGGTTGTATTAACTGCTCATCTCTAGGATTAGTACCAGACTCATCTACAGGCACAAAGTCTATACTAGAAACATTAGTAGTCTCAGTTTGAGCTGCACCGTTATACTCATATATCTGTATATTAGCTGCCATGGTCTTCCAGAAGTGTGGTTAGATAACTCATAACTGACTTCTTAGTCAAAGCCACCATGTTGTTTATAGAGCTTTGATGCAGATTATATAAAAGAACACACTTTGGCTCTAATGCATTAACTAGCTCTGCTGGATTAGGACAAAGATCAGAGACTTCATCTGCTACTAACTTAGCTACTTTATTAGGGACTACCTTACTATCTTCTGGTAGCTCTTCATGAAGCTGCTCTCTAATAGCATCAAATAGACCATCTAGTCGTTGCTCCAAGAGGTCATTCTTGGTCCTACCTCTAGCCCCTTTAGTACCATGTTGATTAGAGGGCTGGTTCTTAGAAGCAGTACTCTTCTCAGCAGAAGTAGCAGCAATACCTGCCTTAGCTACAGCCTGCGCTTTAATCCTCTCCAGCTCAATAAGGTCAAAGAACATGCGTCCACGCTCTTGCTCTGTGAGAGGCTCTCTACCCATCTCTGTGCGCATCTCATCCTGAGTAAGGGCATGGCCTTGATAAAGGGCCATCTTATGATTCTGCACTATCTGCTGGGTCTCTATATCGATCTCAGGGAAGTGGAATTGTACTCTATTACTAGTGGTAAGTTTGTAACCACCCTCTGCTAGTAGATCATCGAATAGAGATTGTAAAGACAGCTTAATTACACGCTGGAAGTCTTTACACTGATTCTGTAAAGACTTAGAGATCTCTGTAGCAGTGCTCCTATTACTTGTATCTCCCCTTCCAAGATCTACTCCTGAGAGGTTGAGTCCAGAAATAACTCGCTGCTCGAAGTAATTAAGGTAGGGAACTAGATTAGATACTGGAGCTGTACCATCAACGTTATTGATAACATGTCTGTGGTCAGTAACAAACATACCCTCGGTTTCTTTACCCTTAATAGCAGACTCGATAGCATCTACTTCTGAGCTACCATCTCCATACTCTAAGAGAGGGAAGTTATCTGTGCCGATTCTGTAGTGGTATAGAGGAAAGGCTCCCTTATGAACTACTAGCTGGGTTAGCTCTTCTAGGTTTCTTAGAAGCCTTACATCATCTAGAACAGGCAGAATATATGGTGTGCCCCAGGCAAAGCCAGTCTTTCTATCATAGGCAATATGAAGGATATCATCCTTATCAAATCGCTTAGATCTTACAGAACCAGTACCATAATTTCCCCCATAGTTTCCTAGAGGAGAAGAGGCGTATTCATCTAGTTCTATTTCTTGACGCCACTCTTTAATCTCACCGAACTTATTTCTTCTTACCCTCATTGAAGAAGGATCAGCAGTAAATATACCTGCGATTGGTTCTAGTGGTCTTCCGAACTTAGTAATAGGTCGGCCGGAACTAATACTTGTGTCTCTCTTGAAAGCTAGGAAGGAGTTAGCATAAGTAACTACATTCTGCACTATATCTCTAACTATTTGATCAAAGCTAATAAGGCTGGCCATCTCAAATTCAAATAGGCGCCTCTTTATATATTCTACTGTTGCAGGATCCTTCCCAATAATATCCCAGCCTTCCTTCAGGCATAGAGTGACATGTTTAGCTACTGATCTTCTTATAATTGATTCCGTGTCTTGGGCACGTCCAATTTCTGAGAGATCATAAGGAGAAGCGGTAAACTCATCTCTAGAACGTGGGGAATATGCTAAACTAGGGGGCTTAACCTTAACTCTAGAGATCTTTATAGGCGTACCATTTAGCTTCTTTGATGGGCCTAGAACTAGATCAAGAAAGTTAGACCTGTCGTCTTTAGCCCAACGAGGCTTTGTCTTCCACTGTGTTGACATAGACTAATAGCTCCAATCTGGTCATCGGGTAATCTATAAGATACCAAGACCTAAGCCCTTAGCAGGAATATATGAAAGAGTACTCTCTATTTTCAGATGGAAGTATTTATCCCAACCCAAATGGTATTGGCACCTGGTGCTACGTACTAATAGATGAAGATGGGAAAGAGGTAATGAAATCAGGCTGGGAGTCCCCTTCTACCAACAACAGGATGGAGATGAAGGGTGTTATAGAAGGACTTAGATCCCTACCTAGAGGATCTAAAGTTACTGTGTATACAGACTCTCAGTATGTATGTAATCCTTTTCTCTTAGGCTGGATAAAGAAGTGGAGAAAGGATGATTGGACTGGGAAGAAGGATTTAAAGAATAAAGATATGTGGAAAATCATGTGGCAGTATGTCCAGTGGCATGATGTTTCCTGGGAATGGGTAAAGGGACATGCAGACAATAAGTACAATAACTTGTGTGATGAAGTAGCAGGTGAACTAAGGAAGGAACTAAGTTCATGAATGGAGTAGAGCCACATGCCGGGCCTGGGATTGGTGAGGCTGCCATTTTCCTCGGTCTATTCGCCGGAGGAGACTGGTTAGAAAGGGCTCCTGAAAAATTCAGCATTCTACAAAGACAAAAGATCCCCTTAGAAAGGATCGGTGCCCAGCCAAGACTTAGGGGACTTGAACGATCTGTTAGAGGAAAAAGCCTTATAGCCGCCCGGAAACCCCTTGCTCCGATAGGAAAAATAGACTTACTAGTTCCTAGACCAGAAGCAGGATTTAGAAAAGGCTTCTTCTTTGGAGATAAAGGGATATTTCGTTGGGGACGAACCGAGGAGGCTGTTCAATCTCGGATTAGACAGCGAGCGTACAGAGCATTCAGAGGCGACGTATACAAGGCAGCTACGGCTGGATATGAACAAGGAGGCTGGAAGGCGGCCGAAGCAGCAGTAAAGGCTGAGATGAGAGGGGCGGGTATGTCCTCCTCTCGTTGGGCTATGGCTAAGATGGCTGGAGGCTCTGTAGCTAGAGTAGGTATGTCAGCTTTCAATGCTTGGTTTGCTGCAGACTTAATTGTAGGAGTTGGTGGCGCTGTTACCAACGCACTAATTGAACTTGGAAAGCCTAAGGATGTTACACCTAGATTCTATGATAATCCCTACAACGCTACTATGAGACAGGCCGGTTTAATGGCGATCTCAACAAATCAACTGGGTTCCAGGAATGCCTTCGGAAGAGAAGCATCCTATCTTCATAATATGTAAGGACTTATGACATGGCAAAACAAAAGGTAGATCTACTCAACTCTAAGTGTGACTGTATTAGTGGAAGATATAGGACCGCGGATAGTCACTACTTAATTAAGTGCAATTCATGTAGTAAAGAGACATACAGGTTCCAGCCTATTAAGGAAGCTGTATTTGAATCAATTAGTAGCGCCGGGAATATTCAAGTAAACAGCCTATGTTCTTCTGTTAAGAAGAAAACTGGTGCTGGAAGTAGACTAGTAAAGGAAGTACTAGCATATCTAGTACGGTCTAATCAGATTATTCTAAATAAACCAACTCCTGTAGAGGCTGAAAAGGAAGCTAATGCAGCAGCGGAGAAGTCTGATGAACAACCCACTGAAGACAAACCTGTCGAGGATAGCAAGGAAGCTGAAGAATAGTAAGAGCAGGGCCTTGATAGATATCATAGGTTCTTTGATCTTAATATCTACTTACTTCACAGCTCTAGTACTTCTAATCTATCTAATAGCTGAAAGACTTCTATGATAGACCCTCTAGTAATGGCTGCAGAAAACAGGCGGCTTATCTCTCCCAATCCATCTGACCGAGGACATGTTTGTCATAACTGTCAGAAGTGTTTTCAAGAACAAATAGTGGCGGGGAGAGTAGATAGATTTACCCCGGAATGTAATCTATCTTCTGATATTCAGGTACACGAAGTACTCAAGGATGATACCTCCAGCTCTGAGCTGGAGCAAGTATATCTAGAGTATGCCTTAGACCCTGTAGCTTGGGCTAAGATGGAGTTTGGTTGGGAGGCTAGATGGTATCAAGCAGACATGCTCAGATGTACCTCTCGCAAAAAGTGTGCTAGATGGGGAAGAAGAACAGGAAAGAGTTCGTGCCTGGCTGTTAGTGTGCTACATAAAATCTATACCAACTCTGACTTCAAAGTCCTCATTATCACTCCTTATCAAGATCAGGTAGAGCTTATCTTTGCCATGATTACTGAGATGATAGATAAGTCTATTACTCTAAAAGGTATGGTTAAGAGACATGCTAAGTCTCCTTCCTATATTTATGAGTTCGATAACAATTCTCAGATTAGAGGCTCGACCGCGGGGACTAAGACAGGAGCAGGAGCGTCTAAGATTCGTGGTCAGGAAGGGCATTTTTTGTGTCTCGATGAAATGGATATGCTTTCTAAAGCAGATATTGAATCTGTACTAGCTATTTATGGGGGTAATAAAGATAGCCAATTATGGGCTTCTGGTACTCCTACAGGTAAGAGAGAGTACTATTACAAGTGGGCTACTGATCCAGCAGAACAATTCATGGCGCTGCATGTTCCTTCCTCTGAGTCTCCTAACTGGACTAAGGAGAATGAGGACTGGCTTCGTAACACTTATTCAGAGTCTGGATATTTAGCTGAGTTCTGCCTGAGTGGGGCCACTAAAGTAAAGCGCGTTGACGGATCCGTGGTTCAAATAAAAGACCTGAGGGTCGGTGACACTCTTGTTAGCAATACTGGAGAAGCTGACCCCTGTTCAGTTGTGGATCATCGTTTAACTGGACGACAACAACAAGTTATAGGACTACAAACAGATTTCGGAGGAGTGGTTGCTACTCCAGATCACAATTTTAAGACCTTAATATCTAACGAGATCTGTAAGGAGGAGGCTAGAGATCTTCAGAACCTTATACTATCTCCCTCAGCTGGGGTTTATCCCACGGACAAAGATTCAACTCTTGCCCGCCTTATTGGATATATCAATGGTGACGGTACTGTAGCTAACCATTCCGCTCCGAAGCCGCGAATGCGCGGTCCAATGCCAGGAAGCTATAAAGCTACCTTTTATGGATGTAAAAAAGACGTCGAGAACATAGCAGAAGATATGAAGAGGATATTCAATGTAACTGCCAACCCATACTTAAAGTGTGAGGGTAAAGAAAGCGAAACATACGCAATAGACTATTGTGGGGCGCCTGCGAAGGAATTAGTACTTCTGGGTGCCGTGGTCGGTAAAAAGACACAACAATATTGGACAGTGCCAGACTGGATTCGCAACCATCAATCGTTGTCCGTAAAGCTAGAGTTCATAGGTGGACTTTGGGGCGCAGAAGGTACTACACCGAAAGTGGAAAAGAATGGACGGAGCTTGCACTCGATGGCTCTTTCCATGTGCAAACGAGATGAGACTATTATATCAGATCTATTTCGATGGATGCAGGAGACATTGGAAGAAGCTGGAATCGCCGCCGCAGTTACCACGAGAGTAATTAAGCAAAAGACTTTTGTTAATTCGTTGGGGTATAAAGGTAAAACGAACTGCAAAATTACCGAGGCGCTTACAGTATGTAGCTCCATTCGTAAAAATAGTCATTTCTATGATTTCTTGCCGGTTCGATATTGTGTAGATAAGGAAAAGACATTTTTTCTGTTCGCCCGATACATAGACTTTCTACTGGGACGCAAAGCCCTAGAAGATCAGAGAGCTGAGAGGATACTTCAACTACGCTCCAAGCAGAAAACCATACGTGAAATCTGTCTGGAGACAGGCGCTTCAAACAGCCAAGTTCAGGGGGTCATTTATAAGAGACGGAAGGGGTATCTATCACATAGTACTCCTCCCATCCACAGCCTTGAAGTTCTCGAGAATGGTTCTGTTGTTGCTCCGGTGAGGGAGAAGATAGAGCTCCCATGTGAGGATGTATACAACATTACCGTTGATTCCCCAGACCATTCCTATCTTCTGAATGGTGGTATAAATACATACAACTGTGCGGGCTTCCCAGAGTTGGAGATGGGAGTATTTCCTGCTAGACTAGTTGATGAAACTCTTCAAAACTATGATCTTCTATCTATGAAGAAGACTGAAGGTTGGATATATGGTGTCGGTGCTGATTGGAACTCTGCTTCTAATGGAGTACATATAGTTTTAGAAGGGTATAACCCGGCGGATAAGAAGTTCTGGATGGTAAAGAAGTGGACTATATCTAGAGAGAACTATACGCAGATAGCTGCTATAGAAAAGATCATAGAGATCAATAATTATTGGGAGCCCTCCTTTATCTATGTGGACGCTGGTTATGGCCACAGTCAGGTAGATATCTTACATGAAATAGGAAGAAACGATCCGGGTGCTGGTCTACATAGGAAACTGAAGGCTATAGACATGGGAGGAAAAGTAGAGGTACTTAATCCAGTACTTGGTAGAGTAAAGAAACACACCAAGCCTTACATGGTCAATCTATGCGTTAGAAGACTAGAGCATGGTGAAATAGTCCTTCCTAAGGAAGAGTATCGTAGAGAGGGCAGTGAGGGACTTATAGACCAGATGCTAGCCTTCCATGTAAAGAGAGTCTCTACTGATGGCAGGCCTGTCTATAGTCAGGGAGCTGAGCATACACTCACTGCCTGGATGCTATCAGTATATGGCTTCTGGATGGAGCTTACCGACCTTTCAGGTAAGGGTAAGTTAAATACTAAGATCGGGGTTATTCAAGGTGGTGGAGAAGAGCCAAACCCTGACTACAGTCCTTTAGGTAAAGTCACTTTCAAGGCAGTAGGAGATTCTAGTAGAGGTAAGGAAGAATCTGCGCCGGATAAGGAAAGACTCTTACCTATATCTAGAGGATTTGATCTAGATGGTCCTCGTAAACCTGGTATGGCTAGTATCAGAACTCTTCAGATGAACAAAGGCTCTAGAAAGCCTTTAGGTAAAGGAATAGGAAGAACTATTCCTTCGCACAAACCACATAGAAGAAAGAGCTTCTAGAGATGACAGACGATCTATTCAGGAAGCCAGACATTAAGTTCCGAAGGAAGAGAAGGTTAAAAGCCCCGGCGGATGGTCCTCTTCCAAAGCCTCCTCCTAAGGCTGAGCAGATTGTTCTAGAAGCTATTGAGGCATCAGAACAAGTTAGAGATAAGGCTGTAGCCCTAGAAGACTTGATTACTAAGAGTATAGCTACTCTTACAATACCTGTAACAGCTGCTGCTGTAGATACTAGAAAAGCAGTGGATAGAAGAGATCCTTTATCTAAGGGAGAGTATATTACCTTCGAGCTTTATATGAGAGCTTTAGCTGCTATAGAAGCCGCTAGGACAGTAGACCCTTCTGAGGTAAGACCTACCTTTACCTTTCATAGCGAGACTGACTCAAAGAACCTCTCTCAACTAGTTCTGTCTAAGAAGTCTAAGCTAAGCAAGCAAGATAATATCTTCATGCAAAGCCAGGCTATGTACCTATACATACTTCAGATGATGCAGTCTGGGTTTCAGGCATTAGAGGCGCAGAAGCAGACCTCCACTAAGTTTCCTCCAGGAACAGATGCCGCGCCTACTATTTTGTCTCTGGCTCTATCAATAGCCTTCCTACTGAAGTACACAGCTAACTCAGTAGAGTCTATCAAGAGAATGATAGATGATTTATCAGGCGGGACAGCAGACTCAGAACAAGCTATAGAACTAGCCAAGACTGTTGATTTCAAAGAGCATCCTTTACTAGAAGCAGCTATAGAATCAAAGGCCCCCTCTGATTACAACATCATTGTTTCTTATGCCCATACGTTTCTAACCACAACTACCAAACTAGGGTATGAACCTTGGATCCTTCTAGCAGACGTAAGAAGGATCAAGGATAAGATGAATCTCATAGCAAACAATTCTGGCCGGGTCCAGGCTATGGGAGTTAATGTAGATCCGGCATTCCTCTCTATTACTAAAGCTAAGGCCACAGCCTACTCCAAATCCCTGGACTACCTAGGTACTGCTCTTCAAGAATCAGAGTTACCTATGGCCACCCTATGTTCTCTAGATTGGATGCTGAAGCTACCAAACTCAGTAGTAGCACTACTAAAGTCTATCTATCAAGTCTATATTGCTTTCCAGGGAATAAAGCTAAAGAACCTGCTGGAGTTTACCTTTGAGAGTAATTGGGAGAATACAAGCGAGGAGATCCTTCTAGATATACTAGAGATGTTCTCCAAGATTGCTCGTAGACTACTCTGCTGGTTCCAGAGAGATCCAGAAGTATGGGATATACTAGCCGGGTGCCCAGCTATCTCAGAGATGGTAGACATAGCTGTATCAGCTCTAGAGGAAATAGAGGGCTGGATCTTTATAGAGTTTGATAAGAGTATTGAAGGTTTTAGGAAAGATCATAAGGCTCTAGTACTAAAGGCGCAGTTTACCTTGGAGATCAAGAAGATACGTATGGCGCTAAAGAAACTGGAGTTCGTAGAAGGGGCTGTAGATCAAGTAGCTAGGAATATTCGTACACTAGATGCAGCCAACGTTAATCTAAAGGTCTTTGAGAACGCTGCTAAGGAAATCGGTCTGCGGTATAAGACTAAGGCTGAGAACCTAGCAGACTTCACTAAGAAGGAGTTTAGTGAGTCTGGCTTCCTAGAGAACCTAGATAAGCAGAAGGGTCCGGACGAGTTGTTATCCCAGTTTGATCTACCTATGGTACCCTTTGGGGAGTGCTTCGATCCTAATCAGGATAGTCCTCCTGAATGGATGAACCCTAATCTACTAGATGAAATAGGCGGAATAGATATAGATCCTAATCTACTCGGTGAGTTAGACTCTCCAGCTCCTCTTGAGTTAGGAGAATTTGATCTAGCTACTGATATAGGGGAGTCCACCCCTAGTATACCAACAGATCTTCTAGGAGATACAGTTAGAGGTACAGAGGAATTAAATAGAGCTAGAAGACTAAAGGCAGCTAGAGAAATTATACAGCGGCGTAAGGAAGAGGAAGGTAGAACACCAGGAGCTAGGAGTAGAAGAACTCCTTTTCCTCCTGTTTCAGGAACACCCAGAAACTTTCTAGGAGATACTAGAGTAGGTGGAGCCGAACCTATTGACTAGCGTAGTGCGAAGCCAGAGTCATATTCCCAGCATTCATGTAGTTAGGCCCCATACCTATACCTTGAGGTGTGAAAGTACCATACTCATCCTGCATCTCTTCAGCTACTCCCGAGGAAATCATAGAACCAACTGCGGATAAAGCATGTGCCCCCATTAATACTCCAAAGATACTAAGTCCGGGGCTGCCTGCCATCTTTACCCCTACAGTCTTAGCTATCTCAGCAAAGATACCTCTCTGGATAGGTTTAGTGGCTGCTGAAAGGACTCTTCCTTTACCTAGAATACTTCCTACTAGCCTTCCTCCTCCAAGACCAAGTGCTATTGGTGCTGCAGCAACTGTTCCATATGCAGCTGCTGTTCTCCAATCTTCTCCTGTAGCTGCTTGATAAAGCCCTACCCCTGCTCCTACAGCCAGTCCTCCAGTTAGGAAGGGGGCTCTTTTAGCAAGCGCGCCTATACCTCTCCCAATTCCTATTCCTGCTGCCTTACCTACTCCAAGAGTTGCTTTACCTATTAACCCCCCAGCTCCAGCATGAGCTAGCCCCCAACCTGCTAATCCGCCTACTACCCCTCCAGTTAAAGGACCACCGGGTATATCAAAATAGCTGCCAGCCAAAGCACCTGCTGCTGCACCTAACCCACCTCCTATAGTTGCATAGGGAGCTGCAGCAGTTAAACCAATAGCCGCG